TCGACCTCCCCGCCCACTTAGTCGATGGCTGGTTGGTCCTCAAATCCCTCGACCCCGACGGGGCGCAGCGCGTGCTCGATGAGGCGCGGCGGGTGCGTAAGGACACCGAGGACACCGACTCCGACACCGACTCCGACACCGAAGGTGAACCTGACCCCGGCGACGACTCCGGCGACGAGGGCGAGGACCCCACCACCACCGGCGACGACGCCGACGAGGAAGACGACGACGTGGACTACGACGACGAACTCGCGCAGGCGCAGAACCGGATCGCCGAGCTTGAGGAGGAGCTGGCCGGGGCCGGTGTTTCCAAGTCGGCCTCCCAGGAGCAGGACGTCCTCAAGTCCCTCCCCGAACCTGTCCGCAAGCGCCTCGAAGAGACCGAAGCCCGCCTCGCCGAGGCCGAGCGGGTCGCCAAAGCCGAGCGCGACACACGCCTGGACGCCGAGTTCGTGGCCAAGGCCCGCGACCTGCGCAACCTCACCGTCGACCCCACCACCCTCGGCCGCACCCTGCGCACCGTCGCCGAATCCGCCCCCGACGCCTACCCCGAGATCGCCCGGATCCTCAAGTCCGCCAACGCCGCCCTCGCCGAGGGCGCCCTCTACAAAGAACTCGGCGCCGACTCCCCGCCCGCCGACTCCGCCGAGGCGCAGATCGCCCGCCTCGCCCAGGAGCGGGTCTCCAAATCCTCCTCCTCCCTCTCCCTCGCCGATGCCGAGGCGCAGATCCTCAACACGCCGGAGGGCGCAGCCCTCTACCGCCGGTACCAGGAAGAGCGGGACGCCGCGATCCGCAACCGCTAGGAGGGCCCGATGGCCTACGAAGAGTCTCTCCACAACCGGACCCTCGAAGCCGAGGACGGCGCCGCGATCGCCGGATACCAGTACCGCTACGTGCGGCTGGCGGGTGAGCACATGTGCGGGGTCACCGGCACCGACCCCGTCGTCGGGGTGATGCAGAACCACGCCACCCGCGACAACGAGGCGGTCACCGTCGCGGTCGGCGGCACCACCATGCTGGTCGCTGGCGCCACCCTCGCCGCCGGGGACTTCGTCACCGCCGGAGCTGACGGGCGGGCCGTCGCCGCAGCCGACGAGGCCGGATCCCACGGGATCGTCATCCGGGGCGCGCCCGCCGACTCCTGGGCCGCCGTCTCGCTCCGCAACTTGATGTAGCAGCAACCCGGACCCACCTTCCAGTAGCCACCGTGCTCACGTAGAACAACTCAGGGAGCACGGCGGCAATGAACCCAACCAAAGGCGATATCCACGTCGATAGGTTGCTCACCAATCTGTCGCTGTCCTACGGCACCGAATACACCGAGGCCATAGCCCCGCAGATATTTCCTGTCGTCCCCGTCTCCAAGCAGTCCGATCGCTACTGGAAGTATGAGCGCGACGACTTCCTGCGCACCATCGCCGAGAAACGCGCACCAGCGACCGAATCCGTCGGCGGCGGCTGGACCTATTCGACTGACAGCTACTTCGCCGAAGTTTTCGCCGTCCACAAAGACATCGATGACCAGACCAGAGCCAACGCCGACGACATCATCAACCTCGATGCCGACGCGACCCGCTGGGTCACCAACCAGCTCCTGATCCGCCGCGACATCTCCTGGATCTCCCGCTACTGGAACGCCGCCGTCTGGGACCGGTCCTTCACCGGTGTCGCCGCCGGTCCGGCCGCCGGTCAGTTCCTGCGCTGGGACGACGCTGGTTCCGACCCCATCAGCATGCTCCGCGCAGAGATCACCAACATGCAGGAGGCCACCGGCCAGCGCCCCAACCGCCTGATCATGGGAGCCCGCGTCTGGAACGCACTCGCCGACCACCCCTCCCTCCTGGAACGGATCAAATACACCGAACGCGGTGTTGTCGGCCAGGACCTCCTCGGCTCCCTCGTCGGCATCGACCGCACCGTCATCCTCAACGCCGTCCACAACACCGCAGCCCAGGGCGCCGACGGCATCTACCGCTTCATGGCGGGCAACCACGCACTCCTCACCTACGCCGCCCCCAACCCCGGACTCCAAACAATCTCCGCCGGATACACCTTCGCCTGGACCGGGCTCCTCGGCGCGAACGCTTTCGCTCCCCGCATCAAGAACTTCCGCATGGAACACATCGCCTCCGACCGCATCGAAGGCGAGATGGCCTACGACATGAAGATCACCGCACCCGACCTCGGCGTGTTCTTCACCGACGCGATCACCGCCTAACTCTTTCTCTCTCTGGGGGTGGCCCAAGTGCCCTATGTAGTACGGCGAACGCTGAAGGTTGGCGGGGAGCAGCGAAACCCCGGAGACACGATCCCCGAAGCCGAAGGCTGGCAGCGTCTCGGCGACTGGATCTCCGCCGGGTATGTGGCTGAGGTGACCGACGACCAGCTCGCCAAAGAGCGAACGCGGCGGGAGAAAGCCGAAGCGGCCCCACCTCCACCCCCACCTCCACCTCCACCCGAATCCGAACCGCAGGAGCAGTCGGCGAAGCCCCGTCCCCGCTCCCGTCCCCGCAAGAAGCTGCCCTGATGTCAGCTTTCTCCTACTCCGGCGACCCGTCCTCCTCCCCCCGCGACGAGGTCCGTTTCCTCACCGGCGACACCATCCCCGACGAGCCGCTCCTATCCGACGCGGAAGTCGATGCGCTCCTCGCCGTCTTCGTCTCCCCCCTCGCCGCCGCCGCCGAAGCAGCCCGCCGGATCGCTGCGTTGAAGTCCCGCCTGGCCGACAAGTCCGTTGACGGGCTGTCGATCTCCTACTCCCAGCAGTCCGCCGCCTACCACCGCCTGGCTGACACCCTCGCCGCCCGCACCGCTGTCCCCACCGCTTCCGCCAACGTCCCCCGCATCATCTTCACCGGCACCTCCCCCGTCCCACCGTTCCGTCTCGGTCTCACCAGTTTCTCTCCATACCCGTCCCGGCCCGCGTGGCTGAGCCCACCCGTTTAGGACTCGACCCGTGTCTGCTTCCAACGACGAAGAGCTGGCTATCCTCGACGCCCGTTTCGGCTCCGGGACGCCGACCACCTGGTATGTCGGCCTTTCCACCGCCACGACCGAACCCGCCGATGACGGCACCGGCGTCACCGAACCTTCCGGCGGCGGCTACGCCCGTGTGGAGGTCGCCAACACGGTGGGCAACTTCCCCGCCGCCACGCTCGTGTCCGACGGTGCGGGCGGCCAGATCGGCGACAAGACCCACGCGAATGCGGTCACGTTCCCGACCGCCACCGCAGACTGGGGCACCGCCCACTGGGGTTTGATGTTCCCCGCGGCGACCGGCGGCACCTACCGGTACCGCGTCCAACTGGACACCGCCAAGGCGGTCGCCACCGGCGACACCCCGTCGTTCGCCGCGGGAGCGCTCCACTTCCGCGTGGACTGATCGGGGGGGGTCCATGGTCGCCCTCACCTACGCCTCCATCGGGGACGCCAACGGCGCCATCTACTGGCTGGGCACCGACGGGTACACCAAAACCTTCGCCAACCCCTACCCGAACAAGATCGGGGTTTCGGGAACTCCCGGCTGGGGTGCCGGGTACGGCCCGGAGACCACCGTCGACCGCAATCAGGGGACCGGCTGGACCCCTCCCGGCGAACCGCCGGTCATGGAAGCGATCTGGGACTTCAAAAACCTCCGCCTGACACCCAACCACTACACCATCCGCGGCCGGACCAGCTACGACTACTACCATCCCCGGAGCTGGAAGATGCAGGGGTCCAACACTTCCGCGACGGGCCCGTGGACCGACCTGGTCACCCACACCAACGACACCACACTCACCGGCGGCACCTCCGCCGGGCAGTGGAGCATGGTCACCCCCAGTGCCACCAAAACGGTCAACTCCTCCGGCAACCCCTACCGCTACATCCGCTTTCTTTCCATCCTCACCACCGGCGGGCCGGGTGGCAACGACGTCCCCCAGTTCGCCGAAATCGAGTTCTACGGTCTGCTGGAGGCGCCGACTCTCGCGCTGCCCGGCGGCACCGGAACGGTCGTGGTGTCTGCACCGACGGCGACCCTGACCGCCGAGTCGCCGGAACCTGAACCGGTCGAGGTGCTCCTCGCAGGATTGTCTTCGGTGGCGACCTCCGCACCCACCGCCGTCCTGCGCCGCTCACTTGCCCTCCTCGCGGCCCCCTCCGTCACATCCACCTCCTCGCCTGCCGCCCGCCTCGCCCGGATCCTCACCCTGACCAGCTTCCCGGCCGCAGCAGCCTTCTCCTCCCCCTCCGCCGTCCTCACCGTCACTGCCCCCGAACCCGAACCGGAACCCGAACCGGAGGAGCCCGGCACGCTGGCGTTGACCGGCACCACGACCTGCGCCACTTCCGCTCCTCCCGCCCACCTCACCTCCTCCCTCTCCCTCACCGGCCTGTCAACAACCCGCGTCGCTTCCCGCCCTTCCCTCCTGTCGCGTCTGCGCCGCCTTTCCGGCATCGACCCGACCGGTGTCGACAGCCCTCCCGCGGTCATCTCCGTCGCCTTGGCGCTCACCGCCGCCCCCTCCACCGCGCAGACCTCCACCCCGGCGGCCGCGCTCGCGCTCGTCGGCGTCCTCGACCGCCGCTCGACCGGTCTGGACCGCCAGTTCCTGCATCTGATGCCCCACACCGTCCTCGTGGAACGCAAGACCGGCCAGGACCGTTACGGTCGGGAGACCTACTCCGAGCCCCGCGCCTTCCCCGCCCGTATCCGCTACACCCAGCGGATCATGCGAACTCCCGACGGTGAGGAGATCGTCACCTCCGGTCAGGTCACCATCGGTGGGATCTCCGGCATCACCTCCGACGACCGCATCACCCTCCCGGCCCCCGGAGCCCTCACCGCGACCGCCCCCGACGCCGAAGAAACCTTCTCCCCGCTCATCGTCTCGGTCCACCGTGCCTCCGATGAGCACACCGACGTCTTCGAGCGGGTGAGCTTCGCGTGAACGAGTCTGCACTCCTGGCCGTCCTCGGCGCTCTCCTCCTTCTCGCGACCTGGCGCCCGAAGCGCAAAGACGACCGCTGCCCATGCTGCAACCAGCCGCGAAAGCACAAACGATGAGCGGCTGGGAGTGGCCCGACACCCCGATCACCTACGTGGTCGACGGCGACACCTTCGACGCGATGGTCGCCCGCGACCTCGGCTTCAACGGCAAAGCCATCTTCCCCGTCCGTCTCCGCCTCCACCGCGTCAACACCCCGCCCAAAAACTCCGTCACCGGCCGCATCGCCACCGCCCGCGTGGCCGAACTCACCGCCGCACCCGTTTTCGTCCTCACCCTCAAGCCGTACAAGTACGGAGGTCCGGCCCACACCGTCGGTGAGTGGATGGCCGAGGTGGTCCTTCCCTCCGGCGACAATCTCTCCGACCTTCTGGTCCGCGAGGAGCTCGCCGTCTACTGGGACGGCACCGGTCCGCGCCCCGAACTCCGCCGCCTGGTCGAGCGATCCGATGGCTGACGTCCAGATCGGCCACGGCGGCATCGTCACGCTCTCCGTCACCGGCGTCGACCCGCTCGAAGCCCTCGTCGCCGCCGTCCCCGACCGCGCCAACCGCCTCCTGTCCGCCGCCCTCTGGGAAGAAGCCAACTCCATCCTGAACGAATCCCTCGGCCTGGTCCCCGTCCGTCGCGGGATCCTGCGCGCCTCCGCCGACATCGCCCTCCCGAAGATCACCCGCACCTCCGTCGAGGTCGAGTTCGGCTACGGCGGCGCCGCCTCCGACTACGCCGTCGTCCAGCACGAGGCGACCGACTACCGCCACGCCCCCGGACGCGGCCCGAAGTTCCTCGAACGTCCCGCTCTCGCCGCTGCCGCCAACCTCGACCGCCGCCTCGCCGCCCGGCTCTCCGCTCTCTTCCGAGGCCCTCTCGGAGGCATCCGATGATCCTCGAAGAACTCGACGACTACCTCCAGACCGTCCTGCCCGCCCTCCACGTCTCCCTCACCGGCCTTCCCTCCGAACCCCCCGTCCGCGCCGTCGCCCTCATCGAACAGGCCGGAACCGCCCCCATCCGCCTCATGGCCTCCCCGCTCCCCGTCGCCGACCACAACCGCATCCAGGTCCGCAACCGCGCCGTCGACTACGTGGACGCCCGAGCTGACGCCTACGCCGTCTACCGCGCCTTCGAGTCCATCGCCGACCGCACCCTCTCCGGCGGCCACTACTTCCGCGTCTCCGCCGTCCAAGCCCCGTTCCCCACCGGCCGCGACGACCGCGACCGCTGGCTGTTCTCCGCCACTTACGACA